GAGCCATTTTCTAACAAATATCCATAATAGGTTATTTCTCTAGGATTGTAACCTCTTGCCTGTTCCCCTCTTTCAAAAAACCAAGACTTACCTCCGGCTTTTATTCCAGCAGGAACACCTACAGCGCGGCCCTCTGCAATTTCAAATAACTTAATATTTTTAAAAAGATCGCCCTCTAAAAACCAAGAGTCATAAAAACCATAATTTCTCAATTTCCAGTCTGCATAATCAGAATTTAAAGGAGCAGGATTTTTTGGATATTTTCTTGTTAATAGATTATCTCGTACTTTTACATAAAAAGCATTAGATATATCTCTAATTAAATCTCCCCTAGTACCAACAGCAGATTTGGCAGCAGGAACAAGTTTTCTAGTTCTTTGTACTAGTCTTTTTACCTGTGCAGAAAAATTGCTATGTAATCTAGGAAAAGTTATCATTTTTTATCAACAGTTTGCATTATGAATCCATCAAGAATAGCCGTCCCTACATAATCACTACTTGGTTCACCCTGCTTATTTAGAATAACTCCCTTTCTAAATAATCTAGGAGAAACGAAATATCGCTGAGATTCCCCATCATCCATACACCGATAAACATTGTAGTAGTCATAATCAGCTTGCATAAAATAAGGCAAAGCATTACATAATACTTCTTCTAAATATTCATCTGTAAAAAGAATCATGTACCAATCTGTACTACAATTATAAAAACCAGTACATGGGGTTCCTTTCTTCTTATCTACTATCAATGGTTCAAGATTAATCACACTATTAACAGCCGTATCCCTATCCCCACCTCTATCCACCAAATACACTGTCAAAAATTTTTCTGACATAATTAACGGGTATCCTCTCCTAATGTAATTTCATACGCATAACCATAACTATACTTGTCAACACTTTCAACTTTCATTATCTCGCCGGTTCCAAATATCAATCTATCAAATTCTGCTACATCCCAAAATCTAGCAAAATAGACAATAGAGGAGTCAAGCACAAGACCGCCAATGTTATTGAAATCAGAAATCTCATTTCCAAACCTCGTATCTGTTAGTGTACACGGAATATCAAGGTTATATTTATCAGTCCATGTAATAACTTCTTTTTGTAAAGTTTCACTAAAAGTTTTTGTTTCTTCGTAAATTCGTACTGTATTATTTGTTTTGTAAAGAGTCGCGGCTTTCTGCACAATTTCATTTCTAAAAGGATCATTGGTTAAATTCATAACCAAGTAAGTTAAATTATCATAATCTGTACGAATACAATCCCCAGGAATAACCGCAGTATTATAGTTAAAATGGGCTTTTAAATAGTATTCTTGAATAAAAACCTTTGTTGCCTGATTGCTCAACTCAGTTAAAATATATTCGGAATTACCCTCAGTTAAAGCAGCACCTTTAATTGGAGTAATCTTTGTTCCATTTTTCTGAAACACTTTAACTAATTGATTTCCAATTCTATTAGTCATTATATGCTAGTTCTCTTCTGGATAATAAGTAGTAGGTGTGCTTAGTTCTGAATCAGCAGCAATAGATTCGCCCGTCCTCGCATATTGAAAACCATTTGTGATATATGTTCCAAACAGCGCCGCAGGATTAGCCGCCCAAGAAAGATTGGGAAATAATTCAGGAGAAGTTTCTTGAGCAGAAATAAAGTTAGTATCATAGTATATGATAAGAGCTTTATAATGATCAAAGGCTTGCTGTAGTTCAAGTTTATTGAATTTAAAACTTGAGGCTTCTGAAATAAGCAAAATTTCCAAACAATGACGCTTGGCCCGATTCACCAACCACATTTGTTGTAAATCAGTTACGGTAAATGTATATCCTAGTTCAGCAAGAGCCTTGTCAATTCCTCTATTTAATTCATCCTGAGTTAAAAAATCTTTCGCCTCTCCCAACTCGACTTGTACTAGCGCAAGTATTTCTGCTCTTGTTGCCATATTACTTTATCCTGCTATTATTATTATTTCTTTATGGTTTTCTTTTTTGGTTGCTTTTTAGCGGTGGATTTCTTAGTGATAACTTGCTTTTCTACAACGGGTTCGGGTTCGGGTTCGGGTTCGGGTTCGGGTTCGGGTTCGGGTTCGGGTTCGGAAGAAAAAGGAACAAACTCCTCTTCCTCAACAAAAATAGTATCCGTACCGTATTCAATCTCACCTTGAATCAACTTTGGAAAATCTTCTTTTTTCCCCTCAAAAATAGCCCCCACATGAAAAGTGTCCCCCATTCCTGAAACAGTCTTCTTTACAATAACTTTCATCTGTAAAAATCTCCTTTTTTGTTTTTAATTTTGATAGAAATATCAATCGGGAGGGGATTGCTCCCCTCCCTTATATACCTTTAATTAGTATTAATCAGATACAGTAAGTTGATATACAGCAGCAGGAAAATAACAAACGGGCATACATAAATCTTCAGAAATCAGATGAATACCGTCGGGATACTCTTCCATCTTGGTACGCATACGCTTACCGTAGCCGCCGTCATTACCATAAGGAGCTTGCATTAGTTCAGCAATGGGTTGACCATCGACACTAGGAACCACCGCTACCACCTTTCGTGGGTCGAGGAACCACTGACGCATAGCAAGCTGAGACTTAAATGGCACACCAGTAGCACCAGTAAGATCAGTATTAATAGTAATAGCACCAGTTGCGGTATCCACAGCAGTAATAGTAGCACGAGGACCAGCGGCACGATCTACAGTGGAAGTAATGTAAACTTCACCACCCACTACAAAATCAGTAGGATCAACAACATAGATTGTAGTACCAGAAGTGTAGGCTTGAGCAAGATGAGAGGTAATGGTGTAGGAAGCATTATAAGGAACAATAGAACCAACACCAAGAATCTGAGCAAGCGCACCCGGAGCATTATTGACCAACTGAGCTTCAGAAATATTCTGAGTCTGAGCTAGATCACGAATACCAGAATCCTTGATAAGAGACTGAATCAAGCGACCATTAAGGAATACGTTAAGGTCGAGAAGTTCAGTCTCAAGGGAGTCCATAAGACGGTTACGTAAGTTGAACATGTCTCCAAAAACATCCCGATCAGCAACTTCACCAGAAGAACCATACCAACGAGCAGTCGCACCAAGAGTCACCTGATGAGAAGTAGGAATCCCCCAAGAAACAGAAGCAAAAGTGGGAGTGGCAGAAGAAGCCTTAATGGTGTAAGACATTGAGCCGTCGAAAAGCATCTTACTATACATCCATTCCCTACGACGATCATTAGCATAAAGCAAACGATTCATAAGACGAGCAATTTCAGTCTGACCAGACATTTTTTGCTCGCGGGTTCCAGGCTGACGAAGATTATTAAGAAACTCCTCGCCTAGGAAAGCTGTCTGTGTGAAGTAAGCGGCCTTTGCAGAATGCTTACCGACACCATCTAGCCCAATACTAGGGCCGCGAGAACCACGGGCCACAAAGGGGATCATTTCCGCAGAACCATACCGGCTCTCCCATTCCAGGGAATCGCTCGGCGCATTATTAGTGGGGAACATATTACTCAACACCATAGAAGGTGGAGTAGGAGTTTTTTCAATAAACTTATTTAATACACTAAGTTGCAGCTCAGGAATTACTTGACCTTTTGGCATATTATTTACCTCCCCTTACTTTACGTAGGCGCGATTGCCAAATTTTACAACGCCAAGCGCAGTAATTGCATCAGCGTCAAGGTTAAACAGAGGGGGAGAATAAATAATGGCGTTAGCAACAATAGCAGACGCCTGACCACCCTTTGCGGTAGAGCCATAGCCAGTATCTACAGGCTTATCAAGAATGAACTTGGCTGTAGAGAATTTGCCAGAACTACCAGTTTTAACATAAACGTGAGCGTTATTAGCGGTAGTAAAAGCAGAAGTACCAATTGCATTAGTAAAAGTGATTGTTGCAACACCATTGGTTACAGAAATATCAGTAATAGCCCCAAGGTCTTGATAAGAAGGAGTATCGTCACCGATAATCAGAACATCGCCAACAGCGTACTTGCCAGATTCGGCTTCACTCACAGTCAGAGTAGTACCCCCAGAGGACACATCAGCCAGACAGGGGGAAGTAGCAACATCATCAGAATAGGTTGTTTTAACATAGGGAACAAACTCACCGTTGGCATCT